CACTTAGATCAACCATCGCTACAGCTTTAACTAATGCTGGCGTATGGTCTGTGTTTGCCTACCCACCAGCTGCGCCACAAGCAAACTCAATAGTGATTTCTCCAAACGATCCTTATTTGACAAGCAACGACAATTCAAATTTAACCATCAGCCCCACGGCACATTTCAAAATTACTTTATTTGCACCTATGTTTGATAATCAAGGCAACCTAATTAACTTGGAAGAGTTTATGATTGCAGTTTATCAAAAATTAAGTGCATCAGGCTTGGTCTATAACGCTCCAGCCTTTTCAGCACCATCTGTATTATCATTACCATCAGGAGATCTATTAAGTTGTGATCTCAGTTTCGACATACTAACGAGTTGGAGTTAAATCATGGCACAAGATACAACCGCAGAGAATTTGGCGTTTTTAATCAAGATCGGTCAGATTAAAGATCCAAAGCCAGCACTACAAGCACCTACAATAGACAAGGAATAATAATGGCCATATTTCTACAAAATAATGTTGGCGTAAAGATTAACTCAGTTGATCTATCTGACCACATTACATCAGTTTCATTATCACAGATTTTTGACGAGTTGGAAGTTACAGCTCTTGGAGATACTGCACATAAATTCGCAAAGGGTCTAGAGGCATCAACACTTACCCTAGATTTCCTAAATGACTTCGCAGCATCAAATGTACAAGCAACCCTTCAGGCTGCTTACGGTACAACTGTTACAGCTGTATTAATTCCAGTAAAAGGAACTGCTGTATCAGCGACAAACCCTCTTTATACTGTTAGCATTATTGTAAACAACCTGACACCATTGAATGGCGCAGTTGGAGATATTTCAACCTCTAGCATGTCCTTCACATGTAACTCAACAGTTGTACAAACAACAACAGGAACCTTTTAAGGAGCAATAATGGCAAAGCTAAAGATCACAAGGGCTAACGGAGAAGTATCTGAACACAAGATTACTCCGGGGGTTGAATACGCTTTTGAAATTAAATACGGTGCAGGAATCTCAAAGGTTCTACGCGAACATGAAAGGCAATCAGAAATATTCTGGCTAGCTTGGGAATGTTTGCGTAGAGCCAATGTTACTGTAACCACCTTTGGTCTTGAATTTATTGAGACCCTAGATACCGTTGAAGTATTGGATGACGCAAAAAAATAATAGGGCGAGATAGTTTTCTTTACACTATTGCTCAACTTAGTGTAGAGACATCGATCCCGCCTCGGGAATTTATAGACATGGATTCGGACATGATCCGAGCAATAATCCAAGTCTTACAGGATCGAGCAAAGGAGATTAAAAATGCCAGTAAACGTAACAGGCGTTAAACAACTCCAAAAAGCTTTACGCGAGGTTGATCCAACATTAAATACAACTATGCGTAAATACATCAAAGCTCAAATGATTCCTATTCGTAATGATGCTAGAGGATACTTACCTGGCAATACAGAAGTTTTATCAGGATGGACAAAACTTGCTGGGATTATTGGCCCTATGAAATACCGAGCATTTCCAAAGTATGATCAATCAATTGCTAAGGCTGGCATTGTTTATCGTGAAGGCAAAAATCAACGCAATGCGGCAGGATTCTCAGCTATATTTTATGTAGCCAATACAACTGCACCTGGTGCTATCTATGAAACCGCAGGTCGCAAGAATCCATTTGGAGATCCAAAATCTGAAAGTAATAACCCTAACGCTGGCAGACAATTTATTGGCGCAGCTGGTGGACAATCAAATATGAAAGGTAGCGGCAAATCTAAAGGCCGTGCCATATTTAGGGCATGGGCAGAAGATAACAGCCATGTCATTCCAGCAGTATTAAAAGCAATAAATTACACAGCAGTTAAATTTAACAAAGAAACAGAATTAAGGAAGGCTGCATAGTGGCCAATTTAGTCGTATCGGCAGTATCAACATTTGATAATAAAGGTCTTAAAAAAGGCCAAAAAGAAATTTCGGCATTTGAAAAAAATCTAAAAAGTCTTAGTAAAACCTTTGGTACAGTTTTTGGTACTGCAGCTTTAATAAGTTACGGAAAGAAATCCGTTGATGCTTTTATAAAAGATGAAGCAGCAGCAAAAGCATTAGAACAACAGTTGAAAAATACTGGGTATGCTTTTGCATCACCAGATGTAGAGTATTATATTGCCAATCTACAAAAAATGTATGGCGTCCTTGATGACCAACTCCGTCCGGCCTTTCAAACCATGCTTACGGCAAGTGGGTCTTTAACTAAAAGCCAAAGAGGTTTAGCGTTAGCTTTAGATATATCGGCTGCAACTGGTAAAAGTGTTGAAGAAGTAAGCGCAGCCTTAGCCAAAGGATTTACAGGTCAAACTACAGCTTTATCAAGACTAGGTGCAGGTATAGATAAAGCCACTTTAGCTACTGGCGATATGAATAAAATTATGGATGAAGCAGAAAAAAAATTCTCTGGACAAGCTTTAGCAAGACTTGGTACTTACGCTGGAAAAATGGATCAATTAAAAATTGCATCCGAAAATGTAAAAGAATCAATTGGAAAAGGAATTTTAGATGCTTTATCAGCATTAGGTAAAGATACAAGTATAAAAGATGCCACAACTAAAATGGAAGCATTTGGCACAGTTATAGCTAATGTAATAACTGGTTTAGGTGCAATAATTGGAAAATTTAGCGAATTAGCCTCTAACACAGGTTTTAATAAATTACTCAGTTTTCTTTATAATACTTCAGGTATTGCTTTACTTGCTAAATTAGGAGCAAGTACATCTGCAAAAGCCAACGCTCCATCATCTAATTTTACTTATAGTTTAGGTGCTAACGCTAATGCTGAATTAACAAAACTTCAAGAATTAAAAGCACGCAAGGCTTTAATTGTTACATTAAAAGCAGAGGCAGACTTAAAGAAGTTAAAAGATAAATATGATATAGAGCGCATAGGTTTAATGGCTGCTCTTAATTCAGCCACCGATGAAGAGACTAAATTACGCCTAGCAGAAAAGTTAGCAATCCTAGACGGTAATGCTGCTATGGCTGCTAAATATTTAGCCGAAAGAGATGCAGAGCAGGGATTAGAAGAATTAGCTGCTGCTGCCGATTCCGCAACTGCCGCTTTTGATAGATTAAAAGTATGGGATCCATTAAGCGGATTAAAAGCAACCAAAGCCGACATATCTGGTTTATCAGATCTTACTGCTTTAGTAGGTGTATTAGGCGGTCTTTCAACTGCACTTGGCGGCAAAGCCCTTGGTGGTACTGCTGGTAAAACTGCCATAGATACTCAAAATTCAATTATTAACGGACAAGTCAATCCAAACTTTCCTGGCTTGCCACCTGCTACTACTAACTATGATCCCCTATCTAGTTTGATGGCCACTACAGCTGATATTGCTGCCACAGGTGCGTTTAATCCATTATCAGGATTGAGGCCTACACAAGCAGATATAAATGTTTATATTGATGCTTCAAACATGATTGATTCAGCAAACATGACTAAGGTAGTTCAACAAGCATTTTTAGAGATTAACAAGAATGGATACTCAACAGTTCCTGCTGGCCAAGGATTCTAATGGCCGTACCAACAGTTAAAGCAGTAATAAATTTCAGCACCGGAGCTTCCTTTGCTTCAACAATGATTTTAGATTCTGGATTATTAGATACAAACGCGCTTGGTGATTCAAGCACTTTAATTGTTGATGTATCTAATCAAGTAGATACTATTACAACTCAACGCGGTCGCAATGTATCTGCTGATCAATTCCAATCAGGTAATCTATCAATGCGTATCGTAGATCAAAATGGTGATTTTAACCCACAGAATACTGCCGGGCCATATTATGGATTATTAAACCCAATGCGTAAGGTGCAAATTAGTGCAACCTACTTGGGAGTAACTTACCCAATTTTTTCGGGTTTTATTACTGGATATAATACCACTACCCCTAAGTATGTAGGCGATGTGGTTTATACAACTATTACAGCTGTAGATGCAATGCGATTATTGACCAATGCTCTTGTAACTACAGTTACTGGAGCGGTAGCAGGTGAAGATACTGGCACTCGAATAGGTCGCGTGTTGGACACCATTGCTTGGCCTTCTTCCATGAGGTCTATTGCTACTGGTCAAACTACAGTCCAAGCAGATCCTGGAACTGCAAGAAGTGCTTTAGCAGCTTGTCAAACCCTAGAAACAACAGAATATGGTGCTTTCTATATTGACACAAGCGGATTGGTTGTTTTTAAGAATCGCGATTAGTGCACTACAAGTGCTGCTGGCACTCCAATCTATTTTAACGATAATGGCACAAACATTTCTTACTTCAATGCCTTTTGGGTATTAAATGATGCTCAGGTAGTTAACCAGGCAAGTATCACAGCTACTGGATTGGCCACTCAGACTGCGATTAACCAATCATCTATTGATAAATTCTTTGTCCATTCCTACACTCAAAATGACCTATTGATGCAAACCACGGATGAGGCTTTGAACAATGCTCAGGCTTATGTGGCTAGCAGGGCTGAGACTACTATCCGATGCGATGCTATTACCCTAGATCTTTATACAAACGATTACACTAACGGCACAGTAGCCGCCTTGGATCTTGATTACTTCGATCCAATAAGCGTTACTACCACCCAACCTGGTAGTGGGGCTACAACTTCAAGCATTACCAAAAACCTTCAAGTTTTCGGAGTTCAACACCAAATTTCTCCAAACTCTTGGAAGACGACTTTTACCACTTTAGAGCCTATAATAGATGGATTCATATTGGATTCTAGTTTATATGGGCTACTAGATACCAATACGCTAAGTTACTAAGGAGAACAATGGCAAAACAGACGTTCACTACCGGGCAGGTTTTAACAGCTGCTCAAATGACTTCACTACAACAAACTGCTATGGGTGGCGGATCTACAACTGCTAAAACTACAAGTTATGTATTGGTAGCATCAGATGCCGGTACTACTGTGGCAATGAACGCAGCAGGATCTACAACCATTACTGTTAATACTGGATTATTTTCAGCCGGTGATTCAGTATTTATACAAAATTGGGGAGCAGGTACTACAACAGTTACTGCTGGTACTGCAACCGTTACAACTCATGGATCACTTGCTTTAAGTCAATGGGAAGGTGGTCAATTATATTTCACCTCATCTAGTGCTGCTATTTTCTTTGATATAAGTCAAAGTACAGGCATGACAAACCCAATGACTACAACAGGCGACACTATTTATTCTTCAAGTGGTTCAACTCCTGCTCGTCTGGGAATTGGCACCACCGGACAAGTTCTTACCGTTGCTTCGGGTGCGCCAAGCTGGGCAACTCCTGCCGGTGGTGGAGCTAGTTGGTCTTTACTTAATTCAGGTGGCACAACACTTAGCGGATCATCCGTGGTTACAGTTTCTGGAATATCTGGCGCAGATAAGATTATGGTTTCTTGCGTACAGGCAAGTACAAGTGCTGCCTCCTCTTCAATAGATATAAGAGTTAATACCAATACTACAAACGGTATCTATAATTATTTAGGATTACAGTTGGACGCCCCTGCTTCTTACTCTCCAGGTGGAGTTTTTTCCGATATAAGAAGTGGAGATCAATTTGGCGGTAGTGCTAATAACCAAGGTATTCCTATTGGCAAAATGTCGGCTAGTGCATCATCAAGAGTTACAGGAATCTTAACAATGAACGGCGGTAATTCAAGTGGTATGAAAGCTTTTACTTCTGTAGGTGCGGCCAATCCGTTTGGTTCAAACGATGCAATTATGTATGTTTTACAAGGTCTGTTTAATACATCTGCAACAATCTCATCAATATCTATAGTAAGTCAAGGCGGCAATTTTGATGCCGGCACAGTTTACGTTTACACAAGCGCATAAGGAGTAATGATGAAAATAATAGAAAAAGAGTTTAATGTATTAACAGGTGAAGAAACTATCACCGAACGTGACGAAACTTCGGCCGAAAAGATGGTAAGAGAAAAAAACGAAGCAGACGCAAAAGTGGCACAAGCCGAAGCCGAAGCAAAGGCAACTGCTAAAGCCGCTTTATTAAAGAAATTGGGAATTACCGAGGCAGAAGCGGAGTTATTGCTTGCCTAATACATCTCAAAAAACAGTAACTACTTCACCTACTTTATTGGTTACGGCCAATAGAGCAGATCAATTGGTTTACCTTCATTCTTCATCTGGCATTATTTATATTGGAAATTCAGATGTAACCACATCTACTGGATACCGAATGGATAATGGCGACAAATTAACTTTACAGTTATCCGATAATGAAGCTCTTTATGGCATAGCATCTTCTGGTACTGCAACCATGATGGTAATGGCAACAGTCAGTTGAAACCTTGGTTATGCAAAGCTGGCGTACAGCTGAGAGAACAGATTGATGATTGGTTCCCGGATCGGGATCGTGCCAGCGATGGGTGGGTGGGTGATAGTCGCCATGCCAAAGCCGGATCATTGTCTGATCACAATCCAGACGGCACCGGATGTGTACGAGCCATTGATATTGATTCTGACCTGGGTACACAAAAAGGGCTCTCGCTGTATCTTGCTGACCAGCTCAGGGATCATGCAGAAACCGATAAACGCATATCTTACATAATTCACAAAGGCAAAATAGCAAGTCCTAAAGCAGGATGGGCATGGCGTGATTACAAGGGCATCAATAGACACGATCACCACATACATATCAGCTTTAGCAAACTGGGCGATCAAGACAGTACCTACTTCCAAATTCCACTTATAGGGGGAAAGATATGAAATTATCAAAGAAATCAAAAGCCGCACTTAAATCATATTTAAGAGCTGTGGCAGCATCCGGCATTACAGTTGCGCTCGCTATAGCTGGCAATATTAAACCTGAATATTCAGTCCTACTTGGTGCAATCGCAGCACCCTTAATCAAAGCCTTAGATCCTAAAGATACCGATCTAGGTGTAAATGCTGCATAGTGTCGGCCAACGATTTTGTCGCTATTGCGGTTGGCGTAAGCGCACTCTTAACCAGTTTATTGCTGGCTCTACGCTGGGTTATTAAATCATACCTTGCTGAGTTAAAACCTAATGGTGGGGCATCTATAAAGGATCAATTGAATCGCTTGGAAAAGCGTGTCGATGATCTCTTTATTTTAATTAGTAAGTCATAATTTTAATATGGCGAACACACGCAAGACTCCTAAACGCAAGAAGATCAATAGGCGTATCGTTCGCCATTCTCCTGAGCCGTTGAGTAAGTTAGATCAACACTACACGGCTTTGCATGAATGTTATAAAGCAGCTCGTAAAGCAGGATTTACACCGGAACACGCCTTTTGGTTAATGACCGAGCATAAGACTTTTCCTGATTGGATCGTAGGCGATGGTGGGATTATTCCTAGCATAGATCCAACTGACGATGAGGATAACGATTAAGCGATACTTAGTAATAAGTGATCT